GTAGCAAATCTTCGCTGCAATGAATCCATATATCCCAGTTCTGTAATTGTCTTCTTTGCGTCCTCAAGCATCTTCTTTGTGAAAATGGCCTTGGGTCTTTTATAGTTGCTCGGTGCTACAATCTGCTCATATTTTCTAACAGCAGTATCCAAATCCATATCTTCGCTCACATTTACAAGGAGTGTTCCAATAGAATGATTTCTAATTCTGCCAATTGCAATACCTGCTGTTACAGACTTCTCCCAAGCGTACAATTCCTTATCAGATTCAGATGTCAACTTATCATATTCTTTCTTGTACTTTTTAAACTCTGTGAGCACAGTCTTCCATTCTTCACCCTTATAAAGCGTATTGGAATTAATCAGTTCAAGAATCGTATCAAGCGCATCCATTGTGATTTCATCAAGAGAACGCTTAAATACGTTTCTTGTATCTCTAAACTGTCCCTTGATCTCTTCATTAGAACTGTTACTTTTATTCACAAACTTACTAGGAAGTTCCAGGAAGAAATGATCCCAACGATGAGATCTGCCATCAATCTCCTCAAAGTTAAAATCGGTTCCCATCTTCTGAAATGTAGTTGTGTAAATATCCGTAACCTTATGTGCTTTTACAAAAGCATCAAGAGCGTCACATACCGGCTGATATGTATAATCATTAAGCTCAAGTTCCCAAATCGTGTGTACCTGATTGTCTTTAATAATTACAGCAGCACCAATATTTTTGATAAACTGTCTACAACAACTACAATCATGCTCTCTGCGTTCTCTGAAAATGTTATTAGTACCGGCAGGAAAACTATCAAGATAAGTATTCCATAACTCATCCTTATCAACATTTACTTCAAATAAATGTGTTACATCTTTCTGCATTTCGTTGAAGTGATCCTGTAATGCTTTCTTGAATTTCAAAAATCCATCCATTTTTGTATACCTCTTCTTTCTTTTATTGTTCTATATGGGTTATTCTCTAAATGGACTAACAGATTGTGACATCTGCTAGTCCTAAAATTATTTATTTCTACGCTTACCTACAATAAATCCAATGCCAAAACATACGCCAATGCAGATAAGAAATACTCCAATATTTAACACAATCATGCTGTCACCTACTCAATAATCTTGAAGGAAACATCAGTACGTCTATTCATTGCACGATGCTCTTCGGTGTCATTGTCAACAACAGGGTTACTAGAACCATTTCCAACAATAACAATTCTATCTGCGGAAATACCATTCATGATAAAATAATTCTTAACAGTCTCTGCTCTCTGAAGAGACAGCTTCTTATTATACTCGTCCTGCGGATCAGAGTTAGGATTAGGATCGGTATTACCTGCAATCTCAATAATTGCACCATCCAGAACCTTTGCGATTTCAATAAACTTATTCAGCTCCTCAGATGCACTTGCGGAATCAGAGAACTTAGCTGTATTCTTGACGAAAGTTACAGATGCGGATCCACTTAGCAGAGCTTCAGTATCCTCAATAGTCTGCTTATTCTCTTCTGTTACTTTCACAACATTTGTATTAGATACTTCTGTTGTACTGAAATTATCAGCAATAGCCTGAACATAGGTATCATCAAAAATACTGTCCACCAGATCTGCGTTTACACTCTCACCAATAGAAGTCCATACCTTACACATATCAGAATAAATAGTTTTAGCGGTTCCATTTAACAGATCAGAATTATCTTTCCAAGTGGTTAATCTTGCAGTCGCTGCGCTTCCAATAATATCTTCATCAGAAGCCGTATTGAACATAGGCATTACTTCTCTAATTGCAGAGAATTCTGTATCATATAAACTAGAAGCCTCAAGAGATCCTTGAATAAACTTTTCAACCACATCAGCATGTGCCTCTGCGAAATTCTTATCAAATAAAATGCCATCCATTACAAGATTTGTAGAACTTGCTGTACTAAATAATACATGTGCATCTGTCATATTCTGAGCCTGAGTAAGATAAGGTTCCCATGTAGCTGCTACATCAACCTGTCCTGCGAAAAATGCCTTCGCAGTATCATCTGCTGTTGCAAACAGGACTAGATTATCAATAATTTCAGATTTCTGATCATCAGACAGATTAGAGTTATTTACAAACCAAATAACCAAAGTCTGTGCCTCAGAGAACTCAGGTACTCCAATTTTAGCACCAACCAAATCATTTACTGATGTAATAGAGGACTTCGCAATAATACCGTCTCCACCATTAGAGTAATTGGTGATATAAGGCATCACAACATCTTTACCTGCTTCAGTAAATTTCTTAGATAGAAATGCGGTTCTGTTAATTGTATATCCAGCTGCATTTAAATCACCCTTAATCAAAGCATTACTAGACTGTGTAGCGTCATTAATTACATTGATGTTTACATTAATGCCAAGTTTTCCATAAATAGAATCAGGCTGAGTTGTAAGACCACCATTAGCGTCAATTACAGACTTCCAACCAATCCATTCATCAAGAGATAGATTAATTGTGCCATCACTACTATCCGTCTTTTTAGTATCTGTCTTTACATCAGTAGAAGTATTTACATTGGAATTTGCATCATTATCTGCCACAACACTATCTGTCTTAGTATCATTCTTCGTCTTAATAAAACCAGTCTTCAGTCCTGCTAAGACTCCACCTCCAATTAATGCTACAATCAAAATCATAATTAAAATCTTTGAAGCCTTCGTAAGTCTAAATCTCTTTGTACTCATTTTCTTTATTCTCCTTATTTGTTATACTTTTTCATCAGACCATCTAAATAATCGTTACTGCTTGTCTTTTTAGCCTCTGCTTCTGCTTTGGCAAGTTTAGTTGACATCTTATTGTTATGTACTACCTTGGATCCCTCAACAATAGCATCCAGATCTCTATTTTTATCTCTGACAGAATCCAAAAGTTTATCAGTTGCAGTCACATTCTTCAGTTCATCCATATCGTCATAGACTTCCTGTAACTGTTTCTTCACTTTCATATTCTCTACTACTTCCTTACTTTCTCTCTTCAACTTACGAAGATTCTTTTCGCACATTTCCTGTGCTTCATTGGCTGTATTAGCAGCATCCTCATATGCTTTGATTAGTTCAGAATATCTTCTAATATCAGCTGCAACCTCTTCTCTTTCTTCTGCTTTTAATCTGGCAAGGTCAATCTTATTTGCTTTTACAAGAGATTCACATTCAGCTTCTACTTTTTCGATTCTTGCCTTCAAATTTTTCATATCTTTCTGAGCATTACTTAATTTACCGGCAGCAACCTTATATGCATTGTCTGCTTTATTATAAGCATCCTGTGCCTGTTCAATCTTCTCACCGTAAATAGCTTCTGCTCCTTCAGGAGTAGTTGCCATATCCTTGATAAATAGTCTTGTAAAACCTTTAAATAAAGATCTTGCTTCAGGGAACAATGCAAAGATTAAAACAACTAACACAATTGCTACGATAATAATAATGTTTCCAAGTTCCATTTACTCGTTTCCTCCTTCGATAAACTTAATAAGACCTGTAATTCTACCAATCTCTGTATTGATATTATTCTCCGAAGTCTTCATTTCTGTCTGCTGATCTGCGATTTCTTTCTCTAAGCGAGCAATCTCTTTCTTGTGATTTTCAATCTCAGTTTCCTTTGCACTAACAGTGGTATTACCTTCGTCAAGAATCTTATTCAATACATTCTTCAGTACTTCAACCCTATTTTCACCATCAAGAGAAACATCTGTAACAGTCAGTCCAAATACTCCAAGGGTTGCTAATACAGATCCTCTTTTTGTCTCTGTAACCATTTCTTTAGGAAGAGAATTGATAAGCTCCTCAATCTTAAAAATTGACTTGGACTTATCAAATAACTCATTCTGAGTATAGATATCATCAATTAATGTATCTGTTCTTACCTCATCCAACTCTACAGGAACTGCCTCCTCTACATCATAACTTGTTTCCGTTTCATACTCTCTCTCATCTGGTACTCTTTCAACGAAAAAATCCTTTAAACTCATTTTTTACCTCCATATAATTTTTAAATTCTATAATCACGTCACACATTTTATTTGCTTCTTCTCTACTGTGTGTAACCATAATTATCGTGCTACTTGTTTCTTTGTGTTGATTGATTATCAAATCCTGCATTCTTTCTCTTGTCTCAATGTCTAATGCGGATAAAGGTTCATCCATAAGAATAATTCCAGGATTCATAAATAATGTTCTTGCTAAAGCCAATCTCTGTCGCATACCGCCTGATAACTGTTTTGGATATTTATCTTCACTATTTTCTAATCCAACCAGTTTCATCATTTCTTTAGCTCTATCAACATCACATTTATTTATTCTCCCTTTTACCTTCTTAGCTATGAGAATGTTATCTAAACATTTCAGCCAATCAAAAGAAGTATAATTTTGGTGCATCATATAAATGTTATTTTTACTAGCATTAGTAATTAATTCTCCATTAACACTGATAGTTCCGCTTAAAGGCTTCACAAGACCTGCAATAGTTCGTAGTAATGTCGTCTTACCACAGCCAGACTCTCCCAAAATTCCATATATTTTTGAATCAAACTGATAGTTGAAATTTTTAAGTAAAGGCTTATCTCTACTATAACCAGTATATAATTCA